GCAGCGGTCTCCCTAGGCCGTCTCACTGGCGGGCTGCGGTGTTAGTCGCAGTCCGCCCTTTTACCCTCGGGGGAGGGCATGATTATTGGGGGCTTTCATTCTCGTCTGTTTGGTCCGTCGCGCGCTGAAACGCGGGCGGCGGTAGAGGGCTATCGCGACCTGCTTCGCGAGAGCATTCCGGGCGAAACGTTCCCGGTCATGGACCTGGCGCGCGACTACGAGGACGCTCGGCACAAGCACGGATGGCCACCGCTCGATCCGGCGACGCTACTGCGTGAGCTAGAGGCCCTCGGCATGCGCCAGTTCATGGCGATCAAAGTCCCGTGGGCCACGAACGGTTCGCCACCCCCCGCCGCATTGCCGAAGCCGGTCGAACCCGAAGATCACGGCGAGTTCGCCGAACCCGTAGCCGAACCGTCCGAACCCGAACCCGCCATCGCTTCGGTTCGCCCGCTGCGAACGGTTCGGATCGTCAGTTCGGGGAAGGTCGCGAAGGCCGAAGCCCTCGCCGATCTGCAGGCGCGGCTCTCACGCGGCGAAACCATCCCCTCGCAACAGGCGCTCGCGGAGAGCTGGGGCCGCGCGGAAGGCACGGTGAGCGACTGGATGTCGGCGTGGCGCCGCGCGGGGCTCATCCCGCAGCCGGTGCGCGATTGGCGCTCGAACAGCTACCGCCTGCCGAACAGCGCGAGGGCCGCATAGATGCTGACGCACCAGCAGCGCGAAGTGATGCTTTTCGTCGAGGCGCACCATGCGCGCACGGGGGGCGTATCGCCGACGCTCGCTGAGATCGCAGATCATCTGAAGCAGCGCAGCCGGTCGAACGTCGAGCGGCTTCTGGTGGGCTTGGAGCGGCGCGGGTTCATCCGCCGGCTGCCACGCGCTGCGCGCGCGATCGAGGTTTTGCGGCCTGTTTCCCGCTTCGCGTTCCACCGCTTTGACGCGGATACGAAGCAGTTGCGTCCGTTTGCGTCCCCCAAAACGAAGGAAGCCCCGGACCTGTAATCCGAGGCTTCGATGCGGTTTCAAATCGGGTGCTTCGGGTCGGTTGGCGCCGACGTGGAAGCTGAAAGGATGCGAAGTGTTTATACGACGCGCGCGGCGCGCCCGCAATAGCTTGCCAGTAACTTTTCGGGGGCTGGCATGCTGAACAGCCTCACGCTGCAGGAGATGGCGAACCCCGACGCTGAGATGCGCCAGCCGCCGTTCAACCTCGAACTCGAGCAAGCGCTGCTCGGCGCGCTGCTGATCAACAACGCTACGTTCGAGCGCATCGCCGGCATCATTGACGGCCATCACTTTTTCGACGGCCTGCACACGCAGATCTTCGATGTGATCGCTGACCTTGTCGGCAAGGGGCGGGCGGCTACGCCGCTCACCCTGCGGACCTACTTCGAGGATGCCGCAGATGTATCCTCCGGCCTCAGTGTGCCGCAGTATCTCGGCACTCTTGCAGGCAAGGCGACGACCATCATCAACGCGGTCGATTACGCCCGGGCCATCGTCGATCTCTCCACCCGCCGGGCCCTCATCGTCATCGGCGAGGATGTCGTCAACAGCGCCTATGACGTTTCCGCCACCGTAGCCCCGCAATCCCTCATCGAGGATGCCGAGGCGCGCCTGTTCGAGATTGCCGAGAAAGGCCGGAACGTCCGCGACGAGATCACGTTCGCGGATGCGTCGCTGCAGGCGGTAGAGCGTGCCAACGACGCCTACCGGAGCGGCGGGCGCATGCGCGGGCTCTCGACGGGGTTCGACGACCTGGACAACAAGCTCGGCGGCCTTCAGAAGTCCGACCTCATCATCCTCGCCGGCCGTCCCTCGATGGGCAAAACGGCCCTCGCTACCAACATCGCCTACAACGTCGCCCGGCAGGGATTGGCGGTCGATTTTCGCTCGCTGGAAATGAGTGCCGAGCAGCTCGCGCTCCGCATCCTCTCCAGCGTCTCCGGCATCTCGAGCGAAAAGCTGCGGCGCGGTGACTGCAGCGAGGACGACATGCGCAGGCTCATCGAGGCACAGCGCAAGATCGCCGACACGCCGCTCATCACGGACGAAAGCGGCGGCCTTTCCATCGCCCAGCTCTCAGCCCGTGCCCGGCGCACCAAGCGCAAGCACGGCACGGAGCTGATCGTCATCGACTACCTGCAGCTCATGGCAGGCAACAAGCGCGCCCGCGACGGGCGGGTGCAGGAGGTGACAGAGATCACGACCGGCCTCAAGGCGCTGGCGAAAGAGCTGCAGGTGCCGATCATCGCGTTGTCGCAGCTCAACCGGTCCGTCGAGGGCCGCACGGAGAAGCGTCCGCAGCTTTCCGATCTGCGCGAGTCGGGCTCGATCGAGCAGGACGCCGACATCGTGATGTTCGTCTATCGCGAGGAATACTACGTCGAGCGCCAGCAGCCCGATCCATCGGACATGGAGAAGACCGCCGAGTGGATGCGCAATATGGAGCGCGCCGCCGGCAAGGCCGAGGTCATCATCGGTAAGCAGCGCCACGGGCCTACGGGGGTCGTGCAGATGGCCTTTGATGGCAAGCTGACGCGGTTCTCCGATCTGGCGCGGGAGCACGCCTCGCCATGAGCAACGCCCTGCGCATGCCTTTTGCTGAATGGCTGCACCGTATGGCGGCGGTCAAGGTGCCGTACCAAGCGCGCACGCTCGCGATCTACGCCGCCGTCTTCGACGTCACCGGAAACGAAGAGTTGTCGATGCTGACGGGCATGTACGATCGCACGTTCGACAAATGGAAGAAGATGCTCGCCGACAACGGATGGGTGATCGTCACACAGCGTGAGGGCGGTCGCGGGAGGGGTATCCAGGTCCATCCAGCCATCGCCGGAACCCCCGTAACTTTTACGGACGTTTCCCCGAGAAACCCCCGCAAGTTTTACCCCCGTAATTCTTGCGAAACCCCCGCAATAGTTGCGCCCCTTTCGGAGGAAACCCCCGCAGAAATTACCCCCGTTTCAACAGAAACCCCCGCAGAAGTTACGGGGGTTATTGCGCCTTCTCGCGCGCACGCGGAGAGTAATAATATTAATACTTACCAAGGGGATAGGTTAAATATAACAACCACTGTTGAGCAAGTGGAGAGGGGGTTGCAGGGGGAGAACCGCAATCGAGAACGCGCAACGCCTCGACCCAAAGCGACCGCCGAGCAATTCGACCGCTTCTGGAAAGCCTACCCGCTGCGGAAGGGCAAACCGAAGGCGCGCGAGAGGTTCAAGGCGCTGAGCCCGGAGGCAGCCGAGCGCGCGATCGCAGCGGCGACCGCTTACGCCGCCGAGTGCGCCGCCGAGGGCCGTGAGGATCGCCACATCAAGTGGCCGCAGGGGTGGCTGTCCGAGCGACGCTACGAGGATGAGTTTGTAGATCCACGCGAGGCGCTGCGCGGCCCCAATGGCGAACGATGGGGCTGGTGGCGCGGCAAGGAAGAAACCCTGCGCGCGCTCCCCATCGAACGCTGGCGCGCCGCCATCGAGGCACTGCACCCCAACGGCACGTGGCCGTGGTGGAAACTCACCGCGCCGCCGGGTGACGAGGAATGCTTGATGCCGGCGGAACTCGTCGCTGAGTACCGCTTCGGCGAAATCTATCGCGGCCAGATTACGCACCAATGAGGGGAGCCATGCAGCAGACGAAGCCCAAAGTCACCGACCGCGAGCGAGATGAGATGCGCAAGCTGCGCGCCAAGGGATGGTCGGTGAACGGCCTCGCCAAGCGCTACGGGATCGATGTCGAGCAGGTCTATTGCGAATTGGGCGAGCAATCACCGCGCTCAGCCGCGGCTTAAAGGGGGCACCATGGGGGCGAAGCGCAAACTCACCGAGGAAGAACGCCAGGCGCAGCGCCTGCGCGTAATCCGCAATCGAACGTACAAGACCCTGCGCGACGAGCTGGGGATCGACGTCGACGTTCTCGTTGCCGATGACAAGGCAGCGATTGCGCAGGCGGAGCGCAACGTCGCGAAACTGCGCCAGGTCGGCAACCGCATGCGGACGGGGCAGTCTCCGACCGCGCCGACGCCGGAGCGCCGGCGGCATGCCACGAGCGCCCCGCGCACGATCGAGATCAGCCCGGCGCAGCCGGTGGCGCACCGGTTCGAGTGGCCGCTGGAGACGATCCGCGACCGGATCACGAGCTACCAGTTCGAGGCGGCAGAACGGTTGCGCGAGGCCTACCTCGACATGCAGCCGCGCTCTGCGGTCGCGGACACGACGGGGACTGGCGGGACGTCTGATCCGTCCGGGCGGCTGGCGATCACCGAGCAGATGGAACTTGCATCGCGCGAGTTCCACTGGATCATCGGCCGGCTGGACCGCTCGATGCGGCGCATCGTCGAGAACTTCATCCTCGAGAACGTGCCCGACGGCCGTGAGCGGTGCCTGACGATCGTCGAGTACGGCAACCAGATCTCCGGCATGGCAGGCCCGCATGCTGGCAAAGCCGCTGGCCTCACCGCGATCATCCTCACCTGCGACCGGCTCGGCTACCTCTGGCACGACTACGACGCATGGAAGCGCGAGCAGTGCCTCAGGACCGATCGCATGATGCGCAGTGAGATCGGGCAGCGCGCGGGACGGCAGGGCTGGATCGTAGCGCTTTGGGCGTTCTGCCACCGGCATCGCCGCCTGCCGAACCTCCAGGGGGAGATCGACGAGATCCGCACCCGTCACGACGAGGAAGCCTTGCGCCTGCGCAACGCGCCGCCGATGGAGCTCGAACGCTATCACCGGCGCCGGGACCGCCTGACGAGCCTGGCCTTCCGGGACAGCGACGAACGCGTAAGGGTGGTGGCATGAGCCGGGAACCGATGCTGATGCCGAAGGCGCAAAAGGCCGCCGATCGGGTGTTCGCCGAGTTTGTGGGGTTCGTCGTGCTCTTCGGCCTCGTTTTGATCTTGGCGATTGTCGCCATAGGTGCGGCGCTGGTTCGGATTATGCCGCTCATCGTCGCTGTGTTTGCAGCGATCATCCTCGCTCGATGCACGGGGGTGCTGTGATGACCGAAGTCGACTGGAAGCGCCGCGCTGAGGCTTATCGCCAGCTTCTGATCGAGGCGCGGGCAAAGTTGGTGACGTGCGTGGGGGATACGCCTGAAATACTCGTTGATCCGATCCGAGAGCGGGTGCTCGGCGCCATGATCGAGAAGATAACGACTGCCATCGAAGGATAGGAGACAACCATGACCAAGCTATCTTACGCGTGGGATGCGTTTCTAGTGGCGTTGATCATCGGCGGGTGGTTTGGCATCAGCACGGTGCTGATTGGCTCTCTACGGGCCGCTGGCTTCGATCTAGAGGGGTGGCAGGGCACAGCGGTGATCCTTGCTGCGCTCGGAGCCGTTCTCGGCGCCGCGCTGCGCATGGTGCGCGTGCGGGCCTACGATGAGGGATTCGACCGCGGCCGTGATGGCGAGGCAGACGAGGCGCCGTTCTGACACGAGATCGAGGAGGCCATACCAATGCGCACCATCATCACCTTTGCCGCTCTCGCGGTGATCTTTCCCACCGCCAGCCATGCCGAAGACTGGTCCCTGAGTACGTGGCAACAGGGCCCGCGCTCGCCTTCCGCCTATGGCAACGCACGGCCGAAGTGGAGAGCCACCGCACACCGTCACCGCCAGCGTAGGGCAGCACCCTCACAGGTGAAGATCGAGGAGGTGAAGCTCTACCGGGCAGAGGACAAGCCGCTTCCCGATGGCGTCACATGCCAGCCCCAGGTGCGCGGCTTAGGAACCCAGTGGGTGGGTGAGCAGGGCGCACTCGATGCCGCCAAAAAGGATTGGATGGAGCGCGTGCGCTATGACCTGGGTGAATCCTACCTCGACATGAGCAACGCCCGAGATTTCGTCTCCCGCTGCGGGCGCGTCTCCATCGGCGAGACCATGGGGCAGGTGATGTACCGCTGCGAGATCAACGCACAGCCCTGCAAGGGCGTGTTCGCGGCGAAGTAGGATACCTAACGGGGTAACAGGAAAAACCCCGGCAGCCGCGAGGCCACCGGGGCAGAGAAAACATGCAGAATTTGCAGGTTACGCGGTCGCGAGCGCCTTGCACCGGCCTTGCTGGGTCCGGGCGGGGACTAGGCCCGACCGTTCCCACTCGCGGACCCACTCCGACATCGTCGATTTGGCGACGCCGTACCGTTCGCGCAGCTCGTCCTGCGAGCCGAACCGTTCGCCGAGGGCAAGGCGCGTCACCAGATCGGCGGCGGCCTCGTCTTTCGTGTAGCCACCACGGCCGGGACGGTTCGGACGCTTAGGCGAACCGTTCGGCTGGCGAACCGTCTCCCCGCCCTCGTTATCCGAACCGTTCGGCGCCAGGATCGGCGTGGCGAACCGTTCACGAAGTGCGGTCAGTTCGGCATCCGAAACCGAACTCAGTTCGGAGTTGGACTTCGGTTCGGCCTTCGGCTGCCGCTTCGGGCTGAACGCGAACCCGAACGAGACAATGGTGCCGAACTCGAGGAACAGGGTGGTGAAGAAGGGAGCCAGCAGAATGGCCAGCGCCCGCACCTGATCCTTGTCGTAACCGAGCGCCGCCGCCACGTTGGCGAATTGCTCGGCCTCGGCCGAAACCGGCTTGGCGGGCTCGAGAACCTGCAACCGGGCTTCGAGGCCCTTCAGCGAGTTCTCGTAGAAGGCGGCCGTTGCCTTCTTTGCTTTGCACTTCGGCCCGTCGCCCCCGGCACACTCGGTATCGCGCGCTTCCCGCTTCGCCTTGACGGCCTCGCGCTCGGCGGCGATCTGGGCTTCCAGATCGAGACGCTGGGCCACGAGCTGGTCATGCTCGACGCCCGAAACGAGGGTTTTCTCCGCCTGCCTGCCGACGCTGGAATAAACAACGAGGCCGGTGCCTGCCAGGAAAAGCGCGGTGAAGCCGAGGACCGACAGCCAGTGGCGCTGGCGCCGGGCCATATCGGCGAGGTGGCCTACCATCAGCGTGCCGGAGACGGTGACGAGGGTCAGCCAGTGCTTGAGCGTGATTTCCGCCCCGTGCATGAGGACGTCCTCGAAGAGGATCGCCAGCGTGCCGGAGGCGAGTACGACGCCCGCCGCGATTGCAAGGCTGCGGCCGGCCGTGTTAGCAGTGGTGCTCATGGTGATGTTCCTTCGCAAGGGTTCTGATCCATTCGAGCCCGGAGCGGTTGCCGCCTCTCCGGGCTTTTGCGTTTCTGATGGGCCTCATCAGCGAGGGGCTTATCCCTCGGACCATCGCCGCCCCTTTCGAGGCGGCTAGGTTTCGGCCTCAGCGCTCATCCTTCCAATCCGCCCATGCCATCAGCGCCAGGGCCGGCGCGTTGAAGGCGTTGAGCGCGAGCATGATGCGCACGCCCATTCCCATGTCGGACGTGAACACCGCCGGGAGGAACAGGACCGAGAGGAAGGCGAAGATCGTGAAGGTGATTGCGAGAAAGAGGTTCATCTGAATGCTCCATGTGCTTGTTTATGTATACAATATGATTTAATAGGCTACGTAAATCAAGGACAACAGACATCGATCAAGTAACATTTTCGTGATTATGTGTATTTTTCCGGCTACGCTATACGGCTGGTATGACCAAGACGAAACGCGGCCGCCCTCCGAAGGGCAAAGAGACGATGATGGCGCCGATCACGGTAAGGCTGCCACCGGCGATGATGCAGGAGATCGAGGAGATCCAGGCCGGCCGCATGGACGCGCCGGACAAGGGCCAGGTGATCCGTGAGCTGCTGGCGAAGGCGCTGGAGGGGAAGCGCAAATGACCCGCTACGCCGCGCTAATGCTAGTCGCCAGTTGTCTCGCGGGCTGCGGCGGCGTGGGAGCCAAGACAGAGCCGACAACGCCAGCGACGCTAACCCCCGCGCAATGGTCTGCCGTGCAAGACGGTGTGCGGGGCGCGCTCAAGGATCCTGAATCGGCGCGCTTTGGGGCTTATCAGGCGGTGCGCAGCTTAGGGCCGGACGGCGCCATCATCGTTTGCGGACGGGTGAATGCCAAGAACAGTCACGGCGGGTACACGGGAGAGTTGCCCTACGGCGGCATGCTGGCTGAGATCGGCCCCAATGCCGAGGTTCGGAAGTTCACGCCGTTCGGCGTTGCCAGCGTCGGCAAGAACGGCGACATCGGTGTTTACATGGCCTGCAAAAAGTACGGCATCAACATCGATGCGTGACCGTGGGCAAGTATAGGCTGGAGGGGAGATAGATGTTGGAAGGCCCAGATAAATACGCCTCAGCGATCGCGGCCAATGTCGCTTTGGATGTGTTGGTGAAGGCGCTAGTTGCAAGCAAGGCCATTGATAAATTCAAGTTCGATGAGGCGTTAGCTGTAGCCATGCGGCGGCTAAACTCTTCCGCCGATGTGGCGCAGCACGAAGCCGCTAAGGCGCTCCAAGCTATCTACTGGCGGTGAGTTGTTTCACGCGTGAAACAGGTAAGGAGTAGCAATGGAAACCGACGGCCCGCTGGCTGGCCTAATCCAGTGCCTGTGCGACTGGATCGAGCGTGATGAGAAGCTCATCGCGAGCCAAGCCACGTACGGCTGGACCAGCTACCGAGTTGGTCCCGACAATGTGCGTATTGATACCACTCAAGATGATCTCAAGGCGGCGCGCGACCGCATAGAAAACAATCGCCGCATCATCGACGCCTGGGAGCGGCATCGAACCGGGCGATAGATTGTCTGAACTGTGGCCGAATTGCACTTGCGGTCTTGTACAAATCAAATCATGTATTTCGTCATAGTCGATACGTGGGTCTGAAACGCCGCCTCTGAGGGCGGCTTTTTTGTTTCAACCTCGCGAGATCACAGCCCAATCTCGAATGCTGCCCCGCCCGCTCGCAAGACGGCGCGCCGAGCCTCACATGACTTGATGCTTGAACGTAGCGGCGCCTAGCCAGATCGGCGGCGGTGGCGGCTCTATTCTTCGGCCCTGTTTGTTACGCCTCTCTGAGGCGCTGCTCCCCGCAAGGATGCGGTCCAGGGCCGAACCCTTTCCCTGGTGGTCCTCATGCCCGAAGTGAAGAACTACGTGGCAGAGCAGGACTACGCCAACGGCAAACCGGGACGCTACGTGCTCCGCATCTCCTTCGAATACGAGGGCAGGCCGTACGTCTTGAGCCACGAGTGCAACAACCCCGAAGTCGGCCGGCGCATCCTCTACGAGCGCGAGGCCGACATCCTCGACCCACCGGCACGGCCGGCAAAGCGCAAGAGGGCCGCATGATCCTCAAGGTCTCCAAATCCCGATATCACCGGCTGGCTGCCGGCAGCGTCCCCAATGACGTCTATGACCGTGAACGCCGCTGCCTCGTGAAGGGTGGCCATGCCAAGGCAACCCCATCCGACACCGCCAGCATGGACCGGGCAAAGGCCAAGCGTGAGCGCAAGGCTGCGAAGGTGGCGAGGATCAACCCGGTGTGCTTCGGGGCATGAGTGAGGGCGCGAAGAAAGCCACCGACTGGGAGGCCATTGAGCGCGAGTACCGCGCTGGCCAACTCTCAGAGGCGCAGATCGCCCGCGAGTATGGCATCAGCCGAGCGGCGATCCAGAAGCGCGCCAAGAAACACGGCTGGTCTCGCGACCTCACAGAGAAGGTTCAGCAGGAGATCCGGGCCCGTCTGGTAGCAGAGGGGTTGCAGGTTGCACGGGGGGCTGCAACCATCGACGGCGCGGCCGATCGCGGCGTCCAGATCATCCTGAGCCATCGCACCGACATTCACGAGGCCCGAGAGGCCGTGAGGGAGATGATCGCCGAACTGCGGCGGACCTTGGCCAAGATCGATGAGGTCGAAGAGGACATCATCGATGAGACGGCCGGCGACAAGAACGGCAAGCGCCGGGCGCAAATGCTGGCGTCGGTAGCGCTACCGAGCCGCGCTCAGGTGGCCGCCACCCTTGCGACTGCCCTCAAGACACTGGTTTCCCTGGAGCGCCAGGCCTTCAACCTCGACGAAAAGGGCAGTTCCGACCCAGACGCGCCAACCGGTGGCGTAGTGGTGCACAAGATTGACCCTGCCTCAGCAGAACTTCTCAAGCGTCTCGTGGAGTGATCTGCCGCCGGCCCTGAAGGTCGGCGCGCGAGAGCTTTGCGGTGCTTCTCACTTGTACTTCACGCGGCTGTTCTTCAAGGAGCTGCAAGGCGCGCCCTTCCGAGTTGGCCCGCATCATTCGGTCATCGCCAAGACCCTGGATCGCGTGATCGAGGGAGAGATCGACCGTCTGATCATCAACGTGCCGCCGGGCTATACAAAAACCGAAGAGGCGGTGATCGCTTTTATCGCCCGGGGAATTGCAAAGAACCCGCGAGCCCGCTTCATCCACGCATCGTTCTCAGGCGAGCTCGTCAACGAGAATTCGGTGCGCATCAAGGACGTGATGTCGAGTGAGCCCTACCGAGATATGTGGGGCGTCACCTTTAAGGACGACCAAGACGCAAAGGGTCTATGGCGCACCTCGGCGGGTGGCGGTCTGCTCGCCAAGCCTGCAGGTGGTCCGATCACCGGGTTTCGTGCCGGCCTCATGGAGGATGGATTTACCGGGGCATTGGTCATCGACGATCCGCTGAAGCCCGACGACGCATTCTCGGAAAAGAAGCGCAACAACATCAACCAGCGCTGGCACTCGACGTTCAAGTCCCGCCTTGCCCACGAGGGCGTGCCGGTGATCGTCATCATGCAGCGGCTGCACGTGGATGATTTCTCAGGGTATCTCCTGAAAGGCGGCGCGGGCTGCAAGTGGCACCATCTGATGCTTCCGATGCGCATCGACAATTCGCAGCCCTATCCATCAGAGTTCACGCACGGCATTCCCATCGAGCACGGCCTGCCGGATGGGCCGCTGTGGGAGGCGAAGCACAACGCCGAGCAGATCAAGGTGCTCGAGTTCGATGCCTACACGTTCGCCAGTCAGGCGCAGCAGGTGCCGACGATCCTCGGCGGCAACCTGTTCAAGGACGAATGGCTGATCGAGTGCGATCCGAGCGAGGTGCCGTCGTTGCGGTTCCGGTCGATCTACGCTGATACCGCGCAGAAGGTGGGCGCGAAGAACGACTACACGGTGATGGCTGAATGGGGTCTCGGTGTGGATGGCAGGGCCTACTACCTCGACAAGGTGCGGGGAAAGTTCGAGGCGCCCGAGCTGCTCGCTACAGCGGCGGCCTTCTGGGGCAAGGCCCGCACCCGCCCCACGAACATCTTCGGCGTTCTGCGCTCCTTTAACGTGGAAGACAAGGTTTCTGGCACCGGCCTGATCCAGCACTTAGCTCGGCTGGCGATACCAGTGCAGCCGATCCCTCGCGGACCGGAGAAAGACAAGTACACACGCGCTCTCGACGCGGTGCCGAGTTTCGCCGCTGGGCTGGTGCGCATCGTCGATACCTTGCCCGGCCTCGGAGAATTCCGGCGTGAAATGCTCGCCTTCGATGGCACCGAGGGCAACACAGACGATGAAGTTGACACAACGGTTGATGCTGTCGTCGAGATGCTCGGCGGCGGCATTCCAATGGCTGCCTGGGTCTAGCGCATGATCACTGACACGCTGACGAACCTGGTGGCCAACCTGGCAACCGGGACGGCGAAATCCGTCCACGACAAGTTCGGCTTCCGCGCCCTCAACGATTTCGAGTTGGAGAGTATGTACCGCGGAGATTGGATGGCGCGGAAGGTCATAGATCTTCCGGTGTCCGATATGCTCCGCCCGTGGCGCTCATGGCAGGCGGACAACCGGCAGATCGAGGTTATCGAGGACGCCGAGAGGCGGCACCAGATCCGCGCGAAGCTCAAGCAGGCCTTCGAGTGGGCGCGCCTTTACGGCGGATCGGTGATGATCATCGGCGCCGAGGTGGGAGCGCCCGACAAGCCCCTGGAATTGAGCCGTATCGGCAAGGGAGGTCTCAAATATCTCCGCGTGCTGCCCCGGCGCATGATCACGCCGATGGATCGCAATCTCGATCCCATCTCGCCGCTCTATGGAGAGCCTGCCTACTACACCATCAGCTCCGCAGTGACGGGAAGCGTCGAGATCCATCCCTCGCGCGTGATCCGGTTCATCGGCAAGGCACGGCCCGACTTCGACACCAACGTGGAGTGCTGGGGCGATAGCCTGCTGCAGGTCGTCTATGACGCACTCCACGCCGCTGCCCTCTCGCACACGGGTATCGCCGAGCTCATCCACGAGGCGAAAATCGACGTCATCAAGGTCAAAAACCTGGGCACGATGCTATCGACCGATGACGGCACTAAGATCCTGCTAAAGCGGTTCCAGAACGCCTCGATGCTCAAGAGCATCAATAACACGCTGTTGCTGGAAACCGAAGAAGAGCACAGCCGCACGCAGACGAGCTTCACTGGGCTGCCCGATACGCTCATGGCGTTCATGCAGGTGGTGGCCGGCGCGGCCGATATGCCGGTGACGCGTTTGCTGGGCACAGCACCAAAGGGCCTCAACGCAACCGGCGAGGGCGACCTCAAAAACTACTGGGACATGCTCGACGGCCTGCGGCAGGACGAGCTCCGCCCCAAGCTGGAGCTGCTGGATCAGATCCTCTGGCGGGACGCGATGGGCGCCGTCCCGAAGGATGCCTTCTTCACGTTCAACCCGCTCGCGCAGATGACGGCCAGCGAGAAAGCCGACCTCGCGAAGAAGAAGGCAGAGACGGCTCAAATCTATGCGGGCATGGGCATCATGCCGGAAGAGGCGCTCGCCGAGGGCATCGTCAACGGCCTGATCGAAGATGAAACGTTCCCCGGGCTCGAGGCGGCCATCGAGGAAGCCGTCGGGCCCGATGGCGATCTGATCCCCGAGCACAAGACCGAGAAGCAAGAGATCGAGGTGGAGCATGCCAAGGCTGAGCTTCGATCTGCCAAGAATGGCCCTAAAGGGCAGCCGAAAGCGACAGATCGTGCTGCGCCCGGTCCTGCCGACGGTGGCATTCGAGACCAGCTTACAGACGACGCTGAATGGCTGTGTCAGGTCTATTCTGAGCTGGACGCGCGCCAACGTGATGGAGGTGGTGCGGTCTGAGAAGGTCGCCTATCACGCGCCTGCCCTAGCCGAGGCAACGCTTTCCAGATTGGAAATCGTTGGGGACGACGCCGGCGAGAATGCCCGCGCCATCATCGAGCAACTGAGGAACGAATCCGCAGCCTACATCGCCATCGCCGAGGC